ATGTTGTAAAAAGTGAAGAAGCAAAAGAAAAATTAATGAAAGATTTTGCATATAATTATAAAGCTCCTTGCTATTTAGTTTGTGGTTATAATGTAGATGAAGTATGGAGAAATGACTTAGATGGAGATAGAGAAAGTGGAGATATAGATGTTTCGATTGTCATTACACATATGATGTTAATGGCAGAAGGACTTGGTTTAGGTGCTTGTTGGATAGGACGTATAACACCTGAACTTGTAAAAAAGAATTTAGATATTCCTGAAAATGTTAAGGTTGTTGCAGTTCTTAGCTTAGGATATCATAGAGAAGATGATAGACCTTCTAAACTACATACTATTCGTAGAAGCAATGAAGAATTAGTTAAATTTTTATAATTAAAAGAAATTAGGTAGAGACAATAAAATTATTTTTATTGTCTCTATTTTTTACTTTCTATTAATTTATAACAGCCCCTAATTAGTATATAAATAATGTGTGGTGCACTCAACAGGAGAATATAATATACACTATCAACTATAGATTATACCTTAAATATAAATATAATTTCTGTTGTTTGTCTGTTGTTATAAATTATTTAGTTTATCTAGAACTTCTAACTTCTTTTCTTTCATGACGTGAGTGTAAATATCCATTGTAGTAGATATATCTCCGTGTCCCATTAATACTTGAACAGTTTTAATAGGAACATCTAGCTCAAATAGTCTAGTTGCATAACTGTGCCTAATGCTGTGGAAACTTCTATGAGGAATATTTAATTTTTTACAAAGATAAGTGATTCGTCTTTGTGGTCTTTTTATTTCTATAGGTTTTCCAACATCAGAAAATATTAAATCATTATGACGAGGTAGATCCTTTAACATTTTTAAAACTTTATCTGGTAATGGAATTTCTCTTTCGCTATTTTTAGTTTTTAAATCTTTAAAAATATATTTTAATTTTACTCCACTATCTTTATTCTCATTTGGAACTCTTCTATACTGTCTTTTAACTGTCAACATATTCTCATTAATATCATCCCATTGTAGACCTAATACTTCTCCAAGTCTCAAACCCGTAAAAAATGTAAAATATATAATGCAGTCTACCATATTTCTTTTATCTAAAGTTTTTAAAATTAAATCTTGTTCTTCTTTAGAAAAAACATTAATCTTTTTTCTTTTTTCAATTTTTTGTAATGTTACAGCTAGGCAATAATCTTTCATCATTATCCCTTCAATAATTGCAAATTTTATGCATGAGTGGATATGTACATAAGTTCTTCTTATAGTAGTAGGGGAGAACTTTTCTTGTAGCTCATTGAAATATTGTTGTAAGTCCTTTAATGTAATTTGATTAGCCCTCTTATTAGCAATAGAATAATCTTTTAATCTTAAATTATATGTAGTTTCATAAACTGTAAATGTGTTAGAAGATACTTCTATTTTTTTGAAATTGTTGATCCAGTGTTCAAATAATTTTCCAAACTTTATGTCAGAATTAGATAAAGAATTAGTCTTAGCTTGATATTTAGCTGTATTCATTTTATCCAGTACCACAGCCTTTTTATAACTACCAAAACTTTTTCTAATCTGTTTACCATTACTATCCCAACCAACAGTAATGTTAGCTTTATAGTAAGTCTTGCCATTTCTTATAACTGTGGAGATAGTACCTTCTCCATTAGCTTTTCTACCTGCCATACAAAATCACACTCCTTTCAAATTGCATAAAAAGCAAGAGTGTGTTATAATCTGAATTGATAAGATGTAGAAGAGTACCACACTCTTGAGCCTTTTAGTTGTTGGTAGCAACTGAGGGGCTTTTTTATTTTTGCAATATTGTATCTATAATTTTCTTTTCTTTGGTAATAATAGCTTCTATTCTTTGAAAAAAATCATCTGGGAAATTACAATTATAAAAATATTTTTTTATTTGATTTGATAAATTGCTAATATTGATAATACTTTTAAAATTTAATGTTTCTGTTAAAAATAAGATATTCAAAAAACTTGTCCCTAATAAAAATAAAATTGAAATGTACATACTAAATACATCTGAAGCTCCTCGCCTAATTTTGATATCTTTCTTTTTTATTATCCCAAAAGGATCTATTTTAATTAAATTTACTAAATGGATATAATTTTTATCAAGAGTTTCTCCAACAAATTTATAATTATGAGCAATTTTATTTCTAAATTTTCTAACTATAGATAGCATATTTTTAAACATTTCTAATTTTTCATCATTACTAATTCTACTGCTATTAAATGCAGGATACTCATTAATAATTTCAAGTTTTTCATTTTTATTTAAAAAAGAAAATAAATCTATTACAGTAGTGAACTTAACATTTTTAAATAAAATCCAAGGTGGAATATGATTATGATTTTTTCTATAATATTTAGTTGGATTATCATCATAATCAGATGTACCTGAATGAATAGCAATTATATCACTTAATGTTTTTAATAATTTATTCTTTCTCTTTGGATTAGAAACTGTATATTTATTAATATCTAAATATTGCCCATATTCTACACCTTTATTTTTTGCTATTAAATTTGAGATTTTAGTTTTAAAAATATTTTCAACATAAATACTATACATAAATAAAATATTTTGAAATCTTTTATCTAAATAGCTAAAACTAAATAAAGTTAATATATTTTCATTTTGAAATTTTCCATCTATCATAAAGCAATCTTTATATCCATTAATTAAATCATAATAAGAAACTGTTTTTAGAAACTCTTTTTCTAATATTCTTTTATTAGTTATATTTAAATTATAATCATCTTTTAGTTTCTCTATTCTCTCGTCATAGGCTAAAAAAGGTTTATCATATTTCATATTTCCTCCATTGAATTAAAAGAAGCCCACTACCTAATGTAATGAGCTTCCTGATAGCCAAGGAGAAAAACTCCCTATAGCCAAGTCATCTTATTACAAGTAGTATAAAATATTATTTTTAATTTGTCAACTTTTTTATTTAACTCAGTATAATGTAAAATTTTAATTCTTTTATTATTTATTTAAAATGTATGTAGTTTATTTTTATCCTGTAATTTTATTAATAGCTCCATTTAAAGCTTGAATTTCTGCTTCAACAATATTGTGATTTTTACAAAATAATTCTTTTTTCTCATAAGGCATAGTTACATAATTAGAATTTCCTTTTTGATAAACAATAATTTCACCTTCATCAACTAATTCATTTAAAGCATTTTTAATAGAATCCAATTCCACAAATCTCATTAGGAAAAATAATCTTTTTTCATTAATATCTCTTTCAGCTCTACCAACATTCCATAAAATAATATCTTTTAAATTATTATGTTGACTAGGTTTTCGTCTAATAGGAAATCTAAAATTATTAGCAATAATCTTATTAAATATTTCGTTATTATTTAGAAAATCTTTTAATGTATTTTTTTCTAAATACAGGGAATCATTTCTAGTGATACGAGCTGGGAAATAATCATACCTTTTATCCGATAAGGCATTATGTGAAGCTTTAAAACGAATATATGATGGCTTAGCAATAAATGTGCAAAGAAAAACTATTGCAAAAATATCTGCTATAGTTTCATTATCGTATTCTGATGGAACATAACTATTATGATATTCCCAATAAATTAATGGTGTTACTATATCTTTATGAACCATTACTATTTCAGGTGAAATCCCTAATGGTTTAGGTAATAAATATGGCTCAAAAACATCCCCACTTTGAAAATGTATATGCCAAAATAAGAAATGTGCTAACTCGTGGGCAAGTGCAAAATACCATTCAGCAGTATCTTTTTCTAATTTATTTTTATCGTAAAAAATTTTAAAATCTCCAGAATCATTAACAATCATAGCTCTTTCATTTTTATCATTAAAAAATAATCCTGTTTTATTCTCAAACTTCTCAATATTTTTTCTCATTTTTTCAGAATTAATAGGCTTAATTTTTATATTGAAATTTTTAATGCAATCTTCTATGTCTTGTTCAAATAAATCAGCAAGTCCTTTTGCTAATAATACAACATATCTAATCATTTTTTATGCATCCCCTTTAATGCTGCAAGTTCAGTAACATTTTTATTGAGGTTATCTATAGAATGGCTTCTTTTTGTTCGAATAAGTTTCTTTTTTTGAGTTTCTTTTTCAATATTTTTTTCATTATAATTTTTTATGACAATACTAGAAATTAAATTTTCCAATCCTTTATATCCTTGATTATCAAGTTCTACTTTTTCTAATGCTAATTGAATAAGTGAAATAACAGTTCCTAATTTTATATTTTCATCACTATTTAAATCTAATTCTTTAAAAGTAGATTTATCTTTTGGATCTCCCATTATTATAGATATTTTTTTATTTTTATACTTAATGTCTCCAGCAAGGTTTTCGTTTATGTAAAAATCATGTGTTTCTTTTGATAAATTTATTTCAGCTCTCTCTTCTTTTATTTTGTTTAATTTTTTTAAAATTTGTCTTAATGTTTCATCAGGAGCTTTCTCATTTAAAGATAAATATGCACTTTCTATGCTACTTTCACCAGTTAAAAGCTTGCTTAAACCCTCTAACTCATAAGAGGAAAGAGGACTAATATCATCTAAAAAAGAAGTTTTTTCAGTCTCCCAATCATAGATTAGTCCAGCTTGATACCTGTTTCTTATTTCACTTCTTCCCATAAGGTAATCCATATCAACATTAAAATAATCGCAAATTTCTTCTAATAGTTCATAGCTTGGTTTTCTTCTGCCTTGTTCATACATTCCAATAGCACTAGGAGATATATTCAATTCTTTTGCTAATTGAGCTTGTGTCATATTTTTTTCATTTCTCAAACTGATTATTCTATCTTTTATTTCAGTCATATAAATCACCTCTTAATTGTATTATATACGATATGTGTAAAAAGTCAAGAATATTTTTACACAAAAAGTGTTGACAAAATTTTTGAGTTATGATACACTTGATGTGTAGAAAAAGACTTTTGTTTTTTTTTAGAAATTAACTACACTTAAAGTTGTGTTAAGGAGGTGATTTTTAATGACAATTGGAGAAAAATTAAAAAAATTAAGGGGTGAGAAAAAAACGAAGGATGTAGCCAAAGATTTAGGAATAACTATTTCAGCCTTATCTAATTATGAAAATGACTACAGAGTTCCAAGAGATGAAACAAAAAGAAAAATAGCAAATTATTATAAAAAATCTGTTGAAGAAATATTTTTTTAAATAATAACTACACATTTAGTCTAGTAAATTAAAAGGAGAAGATATGAAAGAAAATAATTCAGATGAAATTAAATTTGAAGAAAATAAAAAAGGTGATTATATCCCTTTGATTATTTCATTAATAGCTTTAATTGTTGCCATATGCAAATAATCTCTTTATCAAAAGATTTCAATAAGGCAATAATTGAAATTATTATAGGTAGATATTTAAGTATAAAGTTTTCTCTTCTGTTTAATTTATAGTCTTGAATACACTTTAAACCAAGTTCAGTTATATTAAAAATTCCTTGATTAACTAAAATAGGTGGAAAATAATTAGTATGAAGAATTTGTTTTTCTTCAATGAATTTATTCTTTTTTAGTAAACTAACTCTTTCTAAAGTTGAATATTTCTTTATTGGGTATAAATATATTAATTGATTTTTTTCTATGTTAGGAATTTTATAAATAGTTTTTAAAATTTTTATATCATATTTATTTAACATAACTAAACCTCACAATAATTTTTAATTAAATTATATCACAAATAACAACAGAAGAAAGGTAGAAAAAGGAGAGCGATTAAATGAACGAGTTAACAGCAGTAACACAAATGACTTCATTAGAAGTTGCAGAAATAACAGGTAAAAGACATGACCAAATATTAAGAGATATAAGAGATGAGAAAGAAAAGCTTATATCTCAAGGAATTTTTGCCGACCACATTTTTGTGGAGGGCGAATATATTGATAAAAATAATCAAAGAAGACCAATGTATATCTTAACAAGAGATGGTGTTTTACAGTTAGCAGCAAGATATGATGCGGTAGTTAGATTTAAGCTGATAGAAAAGGTTAGTCAACCTGCTAAAGTTTTATCTCCAGTACAACAGCTATTAGCACAAGCTCAAATCTTAGTTGAAATGGATAGCAGAGTAGAAGCAGTAGAACAAGGAGTAAGAAGACTAGAACATAATTGCAGAAGAACAATAACAAGTAATCAATTAACAGTTATAGCTTATGCAAATATGAAAGGGATAAGACCTGATGAATATAACAGTAGTGTTGTAGGAAGAAAAGCAACAAAGTTATGTAAGGAAAGAAATGTTTTAGTTGGTAAGGTTGTGGATAGTAGATATGGGCTAATAAACACATATCCTGAAGAAATTTTAGATGAAATATTTTTTGAAATAGATTAAGGAGGCATCATGAACAAAGATTATGAAAATGAATTAGAAAACGAAGATCTAGAAGATGAAATGGAAAATGATGATAGAACAGATGATGAATATGCCAATGGATATCCTAGGAGAGGTTATACATGTGCTGACTGCATCTACTCTGATTGTGATGGGAATCAATTATGTAGCTTATTTGAACCTTGGTAATTGAAAGGAGGAGTATGAAAGAAGATAAAAATTTAGAAAATGAAAAAAAGGTTGAAATAACTTGCAAGCACATTAGCAATATTAAAAAAGTAGAAATAGAGAGTAAAAGAATGGGAGATTTAAAAATAGACTCTATTTCAATAACATTTAAAGAAACAGAGTCTGAGGAAAACTAATTTGTAGAAGAAAGCCATTTTAGTATTAATGAACCAGCAGAATTAATTATATCTGGGTATTTGTTAAGAATGTCAGCAAATTTAGCAAAAGTCCCTTTACTAACAGGCTGATTATCATCAATTACTATTCTGACTCTTTCTAGGAATTTTTCTAAAAGTTCTTGATCTTCTAAAGGTTTTTTAGTAATTAAATTTTCTAAATATTCTGTAGAAGAGTTATCAATAGTAGCAAATTGCTGATTACCTATTATAGCAGAGCCACTTATAGATCCAATAGAAATATTATTTATTTTTTGTTGTTCTCTAGTTCTTTGAGTTTCAGTTTCATATTTAGCAATAACTGCTCTTCTCAAAGGCTTTACATCAACAACAATACATCTCTTACCTGTGTCATTATGAATTAAAATATCATCTTCAAAGATATCTTTAAAATCAATAGTTTGTATGGAAGAAGGATATTTATTAGAGCAGAAGAAAGCAAAAATCTCATCATTTATAATTTCACCTGCCCTTTCTAATGAAAAGGTATCAGACATTCTTTTGAAAATATCATCATCGTTTTTACTGAAGTCAAAAGACATATTAATCACCTCCTTTGAGATGATTATAACACAAAAGAAAAAGGAGAAAAAAAAATGGAAGACTTATATTTTAAAGATACAGAATCAAAATTAATATTTGGATTATTAGAATTAAAAGATAGACAACAATTAGACTTTTTAGGCATAGACTGCGAACACTTCTATGATAGAAATATAGCGAAAGAATGGTATGAAAAGAATAAAGTTATTTTAGAAAATAGTAAACATGAACTAAAAGACAGAGCATTAGGAATGCTTTATCAACTATATGAAACTATGATTGCATAGAAAATTAAAGGAGGATAAAAAATGAAAATAGTAAAAATAAATAATGTCCCTGTAAAAGGGATACCTTTAAAAAATATAAAACTAGTAGGTGGGAAAGTAATTATAGATGGAAAAGTAATTATAAAAAAGTAGGAGGATTAAAAAATGTTACACTGCACAATTCTAAAAAAGTACTGGGATAGAGAAGAACTTAAAGGATTGAATTTTAAAAGAGCACTAAAAATAATAGAAATATTAGAAATATGGGAGGGAGAAAATGACTAGAAGCGAAATAGCCGCAAGAGAACTTTTGAAAGTGAATAAACGAGCATCTCTTAAAGATGTGGTGAAGTATAAAGTTGTGTGGTTAATTAAAGTCATTTTTGGGGCGTACATGAAGTACGTAGAGTTGTATGACTTTGAAGGGCTTATATGGGAGGAAGATGCAGAATGGGAGTTGTAAAAGGATCATTTATTGCTCGTGAAAGTTTGTTTAAAAATCATAAATATGTAGTTGCTCTTAATACTACGTCTGAAAAATATCAGGCTTATGTAGTTTTAAATTCTGAAGATGATATTAATCAGGTCTCAATGACTCCAGAAATGAACTATTTTATAGATGACTGGTCTTATGGGATTATAAGTTTTAAAACAGATGATGCTAGATGCAATAACTCAATATATTATGAGAATAAATGTCAGGATATTATTACTCAGCTGACAGCAAAAATTAACTAGAAAGGAGAGATTAATATGAGCGAAAAGATGTTATTAACAATGCCAGAAACAGCAGAACTCACAGGAATAGGATTACAAAAACTAAAACAGATTGCAAGAGAATACTCTGATTTTCCTTTTATAAAAGTTGGTGTAAAGCATCTTGTTATAAAAGAAAAATTGGCAGATTGGTTTATGAAGCACAAGGGAGAAGAGTTATGAAGAAACTAGCATTGGTAATAGCTAGCATATTAGCAGCATACAAAAGAAAAACATCTGCTACTCCCGACCAAAGTTGTATGACAGATGCTTTAAGAAAAAATATTTAGGTAACATATTTCACCTAGATTATACATTAAAAAATTTAAGATTTCAAGGAGAAGAAATGAATATAAATGATTACAATTCTCAAAATAATGGAAAGCAAGTTCTAGTTTTGGGAGAAGACGATATAAAAGTTTTAAATCACTTTACCAGCATAGCAAAGTCTGGAGAACTTAAAGGATTGATAGTTTGTGGTAGGTATGCAGGGTTTACTGATACTTATAGACTTTTGACGGTGAAAGATGAAAATGAAGCATTACCTGGAACCAATGTAGATACTCCTCTTATGTACGATGTACTAGATGTATTGAAAAAAGCCAAATCTTTAGCAGTACTTAAAGATGGAAAAATCGCGGTTCAAGTAGAAATGGAAGTCACTGAGTATGAACCTATGAAGGATATAAAAGTTCCAAACATATCTAAAGTAGTTGAAGACTTAGAGTATGAAAGCCATTCTGAAGCAACTCCAACTATTAATTTTAATGAAAACGTAGTTTGGAAGATGTTAAAAACTCCAGCTGGACAAGAGCGTTACAAAAAATACTTTAAGTTTGAAAATGGAAAAGTAATAGTTAAAGCTTATCCAAATGAGGATTCTAAGTTAGTTTTAGAAATATTGGAGTTAGTGAATGATAGAACAAGTTTAGTAACTGATTTAGACTGTAAATATTTAGACTTGTGGTTCAAATGGACTAAAAACAGTAAGTTTGAACTTGCGTTAGGGAAAAATAATAAGTGTGCTGTTAAGTTTAGTAAAGATAAGGTTGACTATATCGTTATGCCTTTAATGATGATTGAATAAGGAGAGGAGCTAGAGAGTATGTTTACATTACCAAAGAAAAAAGAAATAAAAGTAAGTGGAAGAACTACAGAAGTTATAAGAGTTAGAAATTCTACTCTTGAATATGTTGATGAAATGGTTGAAGAAAGTGGTTTATCAAGACAAGAAATTATAGATAGAGCAGTTAGATATGCTTACAATGATTTAGAATGGGAGGAAGAATAATGAAATTATATGAAATAACAAGTGAAATGAGAGCTTTAGATGAATTATTTTTAAGTTGTATAGATGAAGAAACTGGAGAAGTAAAAGATGATGGTGTGATTGATATTTTAGAACAAGAATTAAAATTACAATTGCAAACAAAAGGAGCAGGAATAATCAAATCTTTTAAAAACTCTGAAGCGATGTTAAACGGAGTTGATGAAGAAATAAAAAGACTTCAAGCTTTAAAAAAATCTATTTCTAATCAAATAAATAGTAGAAAAGAATACATAGTTAGAAATATGGAAATGATGGGAATTACTAAAATAGAAACAGAACTTGGAAATCTAAGTTTAAGAAAATCAAAGTCGGTAAATATCTATGATGAAAGCTTAATAGATAAAAAGTTTATTGAGGTAGAAACAAAAGAAAAAATCTCAAAAACTGAAATTAAGAAAGCTATTGAAGCTGGAGAAAATGTTCAAGGTGCAAATATAGTAGAAAAGAATAGTTTAAATATAAAGTAAGGAGGATAAATGAATAAGATAATTTTTATAGATACAGAAACAGGTGGAGTTAATTCAGAAAAAGCTGCACTAATACAACTTTCAGGAATAATAAGAATTGATAAAAAAGATGTAGAAAAATTTAATTTTTACATAAAACCTTTTGAAAATTCAGAAGTAACTGAAAAAGCTTTGGAAGTTCAAGGAAGAACATTAGAGGAATTAAAAACAGATAAATATGTTGAAGAAAAAGAAGTTTATAAACAATTTATAAATCTTCTTGATAAGTATATAGATAAATATGATAGAACAGACAAATTTATTGTTGCTGGATATAACGTAAGGTTTGATGTTGACATATTGAAAGCATTTTTTCAAAGACATGGAAATAATTTCTTATTTAGCTATTTAGATTCTTCTATGTTAGATCCTTTGTACTCAATTAGATTATTACAAATAGCTAAAGTATTACCAGTTTTAGAAAATAATAAACTTGAAACTTGGTGCAAACATTTTGGAATTGAATTTGCAGCTCATGACAGTTTAGAAGACATAGAAGCAACTAAAAAACTTATAGGAAAGTTAATTTCATTAATTAGGAAGTGATAAATATGGCAAATATGATAATGGTTCTTGGAGAAAGTGGAACAGGTAAATCTACAAGTATTGAAAACTTAAATGAAAAGGAAACTTTTATTATACAAGCAGTAGATAAACCTTTACCATTCAAAGGATTTAAAAAAAGATATTCTTTAAGAAGCAAAGAAAATCCAAAAGGAAATAGATTTATAAGTGATAGACATGAAATAATTATGAAAATTCTAAGTACCCTGGATAAGGAAAAGGAAATAAAAAATATTATTATAGATGATTCTCAATACATAATGGCTAACGAATTTATGAGAAGAGCAAAAGAAAAAGGTTATGAGAAGTTTACTGAGATAGGGCAAAACTTCTATAACTTAGTTGATAAAGCTAATTCTATGAGAGAAGACATAAATGTAATCTTTTTACAACATATAGAAGTTACAGATGATGGAAGAAAAAAAGCAAAGACTATAGGAAAATTAATTGATGATAAGGTTGGATTGGAAGGTAGATTCACTATAGTTTTAGCAACAGAAATTGAAGATGGAATTTATTATTTTAGAACTCAAAATAATGGTAATGATACTTGTAAAAGCCCTAAAGGAATGTTTGATGAATTAAGAATTCCGAATGACTTAAATTATGTAATACAAAAATCAAATGAATATTTTAATTAATGATAGGAGGGAATGAATATGATAAATTTATGGACAGAAAATGAGGAAGATTTAAGAGAAGAAACTAAAGAAAAGAGTGGAGTAGTTGATAAAAGTGGAGTGTATAACTGTACTATTGAGGAAGCATTAATAATAAGTGGTAAAAACGGTTCTCAATCTAAAGGACTTAAATTAGTTTTAAAAACTGATGAAGAACAATACTTTTATCCAGTAGAGTTTTTTGTAAAAGCCGATGGAACTGAAAATGAATATGCTAGAAAAAAATTAAATAAATTAACTTATTTATGTAAATTAAAAAATCAGGACCTAGTCCCAGTAGAAAGTCCAAACAAAGTTTTTATCCCTGCACTTGCGGATAAAAAAATTGGTGTGATAGTAGAAGTTAGTTTAAATGGAGAGTTTTTAAGATATAACATCATAGGATATTATGATATTAAAAGTAAGAAAACTGCTGATGAAATTCAAAATAAAAAGAATCCTGAAATTTATGAAAGATTTAGAAAGAAATTTGAAAGTGCAGCTCCTATTGAGAAACCAAGCAATAATCATACTGAAGAAAAAACAGAAGAAAAGAATGAGGAATTACCTGAAGAATTCCCGTTTTAATGGAGGGAAATCAAAATGAAAATAAAGCATTATGGAGATGAGGCAAGACTGGATTACTGTCCAGTCTGCCAAAAAGTTAAAAAAGATAATCCTTGTTTTTCTGTAAATGTAAATAGTGGAAAGTATATGTGCCACTCAACTGGAAAAAGCGGACATATAAGTGAATTTCCAGAGATACAAAAAGAGTTAAATATTAGTGGAATAGAAGAAAAAACAGAAGAAAGAGCTATTTTAGACTTCTCTACACTAATACTCAATTCTAAAAAATTAAATAAAAAATGGCTTGACTATCTAAAAAGTAGAGGTATAGAAAACGAAAATAATATCAATAAACTTTATAGAATGGGTACTCATGAAAGTATGATGATACCTGTTACTAATGGAGAGACAGTTGTTGGTATTAAATATAGAAGTTTAGATAAAAAGCTATGGAGTGAGAAAGGTAGTTGCTTAGACTATCTTTTAAATTGGCAAAATATAATAGATTTTGAATATTTAGTAATTGTGGAAGGTGAAATAGATTTACTTAGTGCCTTAGAGGCAGGAGTAGAAAATACTGTTTCATTGCCTTCTGGAGCTACAAATATTAAATGTATCAAAATGCAAAAAAATTGGCTTAGTAAATTTCAAAAAATCATCATTGCAACAGATGATGATGAAGCTGGAGTAGAAGCAAGAAAAAGAATTGTTCATGAATTAAGAGATTTATTAATTCCACTTTATAAGACTTATTTCTACAAGAAAAAAGATGTAAATGAAGTTCTAGTGAAAAATGGAAAAGATAAGGTATATAAATATCTATTAGAATCATGTAGTCAAATAAAAACAGGATTTAGAAATTTCAAAATTGATGATGGTGGATATAACTATTATGGTGGAGAAGAAACTGTTAGAGTTAGTAATTTCTTAGTTGAGGTAGAAGCTTTTTCCGAAAATTTCTTAATAGGTAAAGCTATAAATAATGGAAGAGAAAGAAAATTTAAAGCTAGAATATCTGATCTTTTATCTATAAAAGGAATTGCAGAAGCTATGGGAGTATATTTAGCTAGTCCATCAACAATTCCTAAATTTATCGATTGGCTAAAAGAAGAGAACCAGGAAAAGTACATTGAGGAAATAGAGTATTACGGAATAAGAAATAATAAATACTATGATGAAGATTCAGATGTTGTATGTGATAAAAGAGATTTAAAAATTACAAAAATTTCTGAAATAGAAGCCCTGACAACAGAAGATAAAAAATGGCTTGAAAAGAATTTAATTTATATGAGAAGTGATGTAAATCAATCTTTATTAGGAATTTGCTGGGCTTTAGGTAGATTTCACACCCAAGGAACTTATCCTATTTTAGAAGTTTCTGGAACAACGAGTATAGGGAAAACTGAATATGTTGAGTTTATTTCGAGAATTTTATTTGGTGGAAGGGAAAATATAAAAAGTTTATCTACTCTATCTAATCACCAAATAAGAAGCTTTAGCAGTTGCTCAAATATCACACCTTGGGCTATAGATGAAGTTAAAATAACAGGTAAATTTCAATTAGAAAAAATGAACGATTTGTACTCAACTATTAGATCTGTTTATGATAATAAAATTATAAATCAAGGAAACACAACAAATAAATTAGCTGAATTTCATTTGTGTACTCCACTTATTATATCAGGAGAAACGAAATTAAGTGATGTAAGTATTCAAAATAGAATGATAAGTACAAGTCTTACAAAAAAGAATAAAGGAGACTTTGAAATTTATAAGAAACTTAAAAATACTGATATTTTAGAAAAACTTGGTAAAGCTGCTTTGATAGATAGACTTGAAAATGGTGTTATAGTTACTGACAGTACTATTTTAAACAAAGTAAAAGATGAAAGGCAACTATATAACCTAAACTGTTTGCTAAAAGGTTTAAAAGCTCTCTCAAGAGTTTTAAAGATAGATATGAATATCATAACTAATTTTGTAAGTTTCTTAAATACAGATTTCTCAAAAGAGTATACAACAACAGATAACTTTATTGAACTTTTAAAGTTAGTGGAAGATGCGGGAATAGATAACTTAGAAAGTTTTTATGTATCAACTCCTAATGAACATTGGGCTAGATTTCAACTTCTTTATACAGCTATTGATGAGCAAAAAAGAAAAACTAATTCTACACTTGAATTATTAGATATGAACACCTTAAGAAAGCAGTTAATAGAAGAAGAATTTATTATTTCAACTAACGAGCAAAAGAAAATAAAGATAGATCCTTTTAGCCAAGAAACTAAAAATTGTAAGATTGTTAGGTTTAAAATAGTTAAGTAAAGTATGAAAAAATGGGGATAGTAACCTTAGTAACCACGAGTAACTTTGCAGGTAACCACTTTAAATATAGAAGAAATGGGAATAGTAACCCGGTAACCAAAAAAAAATGAAAAATAGAGACATATATTTATATATATAGTTAAAAATTAATATATACCCCTCTTACGCGAGGAAAAGTAAAAAATAGGGCTACCGGGTTACTTTGCAGGTAAAATCTAGCTTTGTTAGGGCTACCTTAAAAGTTACCTTTTTAAAAACAGGTTACTCTTTTGATAAAATGGATATTTAAAACGGTTACCTGTTTATACTAAAAAAATAAACAATTATATTAAATAAAAATACAAGTGTTGGTATTAAAAAAAAATAAATTATACTAAATAGGTATATTAAAATAAAAAGGAGTGAAAATGCAAATAATAGAGTTCTGGTATATGTGTTTATCTGCAAATTCTTCTCAAGAGTTATTAAATTTAGTAAAAAAACATAAATGGCATTTTGAACACTTAAAACCACAAGCACAAGAGTATTTAAGGAATTTATATAAGATTTATAGAAAAAATGAAGAAGCTTTATATAAATAAAAATGGAGTAAAAATATGGGAAAAAAAATAGATGTCAATGAAATAGTAGATAAAAGATTTAAAAATAAAAATGATGAAGAATTTTATGTTATTAAGTATCTGTTTAAAGAAAAAACTAATTACTGCTATGATATTGAGTTTATTGAAACTAAGAATATTCAGATGGCTACTCTCAATCAAATTAGAAAAGGAACCTGTATAGATATAGTTCAAAGAAAGAAAATGAAAAGAATCCAAGAAGAGTTAAGGTTAAAAGAAAGAAATAGGTTAGTGAAACAACCTAAAAATCAAGTTTCTATCCCTTTTAATATTAAAAATATAAATGTTTTGAGTATTGATTTAGCTACTAGATCAGTTGGTATTGCTTATTCTTGTAAAGGGAAAATAGTGAGATGGAAAACTATAAAAGCTGATTTAGAAGATTTTAGAGAAAGAGGATATCTGATTATTAATGAAATAGTAAAAGTGTTGGAAACTTCAAAAAAAATAAAAGGTGCAGCAATAGATTTAGTTATTGTTGAGGACACGTATTTAGGGTTGAATTCTAGTATATTATCGATTTTATCCGAGATAAGAGGAATGCTTACATACAATCTAAAAAAATTAAAAATAGATTTATTGTTAGTGCCAGCTGCGTTCTGGAAAAATAAATTTGATAATTTACCACTTGAGAGAAAAGAACAAAAAGAATTTATGATGAATAAATTTAGTGAGTTTACAGGAAAGATAGCAGATAGTGATGATGTTGCAGATGCTTATATGATGTTAAAAGCTTGTTTAGGAGGAATTGATGTTGAATATAAAAATTAATAAAGATGGAGTTTTTTTTGAGCAAAATGGAGAAGTGGTAAGAATTGAAGATAAAACTGTTGATGATTTAACAAATAAATTAGTTAGTTATATCTGTGCGAGAGATAATGTAAATTTTAAAATTTATGGAAATATATTAGCTGTTTAGAAGGATAAAAAATGAGTTTAGGAAAAAGAGTAAAAGAATATAGAGAAAAGAATAATATAGATCAAAAGGATTTCGCTGAGAAAATTGATGTAACACAACCTTATTTATCACACTTGGAAAATGGAAAGATAGAAGCTAGTGAGAGAGTTCAAAAAAGAATAATGAAAATTTTAGAAAACGAAACTCAAGAAATTGTTGAAAATTCTGAAGCTGATAATGTAAAATCACCAAAACATTATATGCTTGGTGATTTAGGGATTGAAGTAAAAGATATTATTTTTGAAGTTACAAAAGATATGAAAGGAAAAGAAGCTGTTTGTGTTGGAAATATTCTCAAATATGTAATGAGAGCTAGAAAGAAAAACGGAATAGAAGATTATAAGAAAGCTTATGAATATTTGGGGTATTTGTTAAAGGAGTGATTTTTATGAAAAAGATAAGAGTTACTCATAAAGATGGAGATATGCAAGGTATTACATTAATTTATCTTGTAAACAAGTACTTAAAAATCAATAGAGAACTTTGGGATAAAGAGGGTATGGTTCTAAATAGATATTATAAAGCTATTTTAACAAGAACCATAAAAGCTTCTGATAAAATCGTTAATAAATTTAAGAATCAGATTAATTATCGTGTTGAAAAAGATGTTATTAAAATTTTAGATGAGGTATTTGCAGAATGTGGCCATACTGAAACAGGAGATAATTTAGAACTTCTTAGAACTATGTTTCTAGTAATTATGATGCTTGGAACTATTAATTTTCACAAAAGAAATATGATAGGAGTAGTTTTAAAATCTATGATAACAGATGTAGTTAATGCATTTGAAGATTTTAAAGTTATGTGGCTGAGAGAAATTGATGATAGTGTTGTGAGATTGGAGGAAGCTAGTGCATGTTGATGACAAAGAATTGTTTGCTGCTTTAGTTTTAGCTATTATTTCAAGGAGGGATCCAATGAGAAAATTTAAAGGGATATATTTTTATATAAACAATTCAAGAGTTGAGAAAACTCTGGACTATGGGAATGATTTAGATAATGAGAGATATGATTTAGGGAATTATTTTTTATTTTCAGATGAAGCTAAGCAAGTTTTAGAATCTAAAGAATATAAAGATTTTTGGGCTGAAGTGAGAGAGAATAAAATCAAAAATAATAAACATTCAAAAAATGGCTGTAGACATGAAAAAATAACTTTGGCAGGAACAATTTATCCGTTTACTTCAAAAAAAGAAGATGAACTTAAAGTTATATGTGCTGATTGTGGAGTAGTATTAGATGATGATCCAAGAAAATATATGATTGACAAAGGATTGTGGAAAATAAAATGAAAATAAAACAAATAAATTGTAGTCACAAAAATACTAAGTGGATAAGAGAAAAGTTAACTTTTAATTTTTTGAATGGGGATAGAGTTTATTTAGTATGCAAAGATTGTTACAAAATACTAGCTTCTTCAATTACAAAAAATAGTAAATAGGAGGATAAGATGGAAATTAAAAAATTAAAAAATGGGAATTTTGAAATAACAAGAGAATATTTAGAAGAGTTATTGGAGTCAGATTTTAAATTAAATGCTTTAATCAATGGTGGAGTAGATAATTGGGAACATTTTGATGAAGTTGTTGAAAATTTCAATTTTGACGATGTAATGGATTTTATTGAATCAATAGATTAATGGTGGGAGATGAATAATGAGAATAACAGAAAGAAGTAAAATGAAGCTTGTTGAAGAGATAAGATTCAAGAATATAGATGAAGTGATGATGTATGAATATGAACTTAATGAGGATTTAGATAAAGATTATTATTTTAGACTTAATCGTCCTTTATTTTCAGAAGATTTCATATTAGAAGTTTACTTATATTGCCCAGAACAACTTTTAAATTATTAATTTTTGGAGGAAGTATGGAAAAAGAAAATGTTTTAGAGATAGAAATAATTAAGATAAATGAAATGTACAGTTGTTGGTATGTAAAAAAAGTTAATAAGATAAAATTAAAAGCTATGCCATTAACAGAAATAGGAACAGAAGAAAAAAATAAACTATGTTTTGGCTGTGGGTATAAAACAAATTTTAATAAAGAATATATAGGAGATGAAAAATCACATCTTTCATATTATGATTATCAAATAAATTTAGAAGTAGATTTTTTAGAATATTATGAAAAAAGTATTCCAAAATTTATTGAAAATAAATATGTTGAAGATTTAAAACAAGTGATTGACTTAGTAAATGATTTATATGGAATACAAAAGAGATGGAGAGCAGAAGAAAATGAAGAATATTATTATATAGGTTCAAGTGGAATTGTTTGGAGTGTAGGAGAATTATTTTCTGGTGAAGATAATGACAATTATAACTTAGGTAATTATTTTCAAACAGAAAAAGAAGCACAAAAGGTTGTAGATAGTAAAGAGTGGAAAGATTTTTGGGAAAAAGTAAGAGCAGGAGAGATTGGAGAATGAGAACAGAAACTGAAATAAGAGATAAATTAAAAGAGTATGAAGAAAACATTAAATTTTTAGAAACTTCTCTAAAAAATAAGATGATTATTCAAGAGTTAAAAAGGGAAACAATCATTTTAAAATGGGTTTTAGGAGAAATTAAAAAAATTTGATTAGGAGGATAAAATGTGGAAGTGTAAAAAATGTGGAGAAGAAGTAGGAATAAGAATAGGAATTTTATATAAATTAGATTCAAAAAAAGAAACTACTGGAGATGATTTAAGTTTTTATGACAATGAATTTTATGAATGTTCACATTGTCATAATAATTCATATTCAAATTTAGAAGATATAGCAACTTGGGAGGAAGAAGATGAGAGAGATTAAATTTAGAGCTTGGTTGAAAGAGCATAAATCAATGAAAGATGTTATGGAGATAGATATTGATAATCAAACTATATTTTTTTACTGGTTTGGTGATTATGATGGTCATTTTGAAAATTTTAATAAAATAGATTTAATGCAATACACAGGATTAAAAGATAAAAATAATAAAGAAATTTATGAGGGAGATATAGTAAAACTTAGAGCTAATCACGGAATAGGAGTAGTTAAATATTATGATGAATGGGGAGCTTTTGTTGTTGAATATGTTAAATCTAAGCCATTAGCAGTATTAGGGATGCATTACTATAAAGAAGATATAGAAATATTAGGGAATATTTATGAAAACCCAGAATTGATGGAGGAGTGAGATAATGAATGATTTAGCAAATAAAGAGCTTAGAAAGTTATATCATCAAGTTTTAAAAGGTTTGTATAGAGCCAAGACTATTAGAGAAAATACAGATAATAATGACATATATAGCGAATTTCTTTTATATGATGAGGATGGAAATTTGATTGAAGAAACTAATGTTACATCTTTTGAAAGTAGAGAAATAATAAAATTGCTGATTAATTCGTATGAAAATCAACTATTAAAAGTTGGTGGAAAGATTAGAAAACCAAATAAGGAAGTGAGACAATGGAAATAGACTTAAATAAACTAATGAACTATAAATCAATAGCTTATGCAAACGAAGCAGCTCAGTTTGGCAAGGTTAAAGAAGAGTACAAAGAGTTATTGGCAGAAGTTAGAGAAACTAGTACTTTTACAACAATTAAAAATATGGATAATTTTAAAGCAGAAGCTTTAGATTTAATAACTGCTACTGTAAATCTCTTGCTGCTTAGTGGATTAAGTGAGCAAGATTTTGATAAGCATATTGCAAAATTAGAATCTTATAAGAATGGGAAATACAAGAGATAAGGAGTGGGATTAGGTATGATAGATGAATCAGAATTATTTGAAAAAATTGAAAGTAAACAATTTGAAATAGACTATGATAATACTGTTACTAAAAGCATAAAAGAATACTATAAAGCAAAAGGACAGATAGAAGCTTTAGAATGGGTTAAAAGATTAATAGCAAAGGAAAGTGGTGATGATTTTATGATAGATAACACCATTAAGCTTGGAAAGGAGTGGGATTGATGGTTGAGTATCTGCAAGAATTAAGAGTGAGAGATGGGAGCAATATAAGAATTATAAATAGCCATGTATATAAAGAAAAACACATGACTGATGAAGAAATAGAAGCAAAGAAAATTGAATTTTCTAAGTATATGCAAGAGGTGTATGCTTCAGAAGGTATAAACTTAGAAATTATAGATAATATAATAACTGAGGTGAGATAATGGAATATAAAGAACTTCAGAAAACAATTGAAAAATTAGACAATGGAGTTTATGAGATATGTATTAAAAATGGGCGAATAACAAAGATAAATAAAGAGAAAAATCTAACACCATATCAAAAAACTGAGTATTTTTTAAGTAATTATCCTGGCTTGAAAAATAGAAAAGAGTATTTAAAAAAGAGTTTGAATAATATTGAGTTAAAAAAAATATACTCAATTAATGAAATAAAAGCTACTAACAAGGATAATTTGAGCGATGTAGAAAAAATTGAAATGATAAAAGAAGAAAGAATAAAAGAAATAGGTGAGATTGATTATCTAGTTGATTTTATTGATTACGGACTTTCTTTTATAGAAAATGATAAATATAAAGAAATTATAGATTTGATTTATTTTAAGAAATTTAAATTAGAAGGAGTTGCTAATAAATTAGGAATTGATGAAAGTACTGTAAAAAGAAATAAAAGTTTATTAGTTGAAAAAATAGCGAGCAACCTATTTCAAAATGATATTTTGGAGAAGTTAAATAAATTAATTCCTTAATAAATTTGCACCTTTTTTGCACTCTTTTTGCCCTTGTTTACATTTTCTATATGTAATATAATGTTAATGTGTAAAAAAAGTTAAATGAAATTCGTTCGTAGAATCTTCCTTAATTTTTAATGTATTGGTAGTAGTTATTGAGGCTCTACTCTAAAAAAGCCTTGCCAAATATGGTGCATCGACCTAATATGTTGGTTAGACGGCGAATGTCTTTCATTGGTGAGAATCCAATATGCACGCCATTTAGATGTCAACACTCTCACAGTACTTAAATGTACAGGATATGTTCCTATGTGGGAGTATTTTTTATTGTATATAATCTTTTTATCTTTTCAATTTACATTATATATTTTTATTTTTTTTAGTAAGAGATATAATAAAAGAAAAATAAAAATAGGAGATGGTAGTATGAAATATTTGTTGTATCCAGATATAACAGAAGATTATAAAGAAAAGGTAATTGCTTGTGTTTTAGTAAAATCATTAGAAGATTATACCCCTATTGAAAAAGATAGAGTAAAAGAAGAATTAATCAAAAAGAATAAAGGTTTATCTGATAAATTAACAGAAGTGATTTTTGTAACAAGAGAAGGAAAGGTAGCAGGAAACTTTTACTATGTTAATAAAAAAATGGATGATATTATATTAAAATTTACTACTGATATAGAAGTTAAAAAGAAACTTGCTAAAGATATTGAGGAAAATGGAGAAGTAATATAAGAGAGAACTTATAATGTTCTCTTTTTTTATTTGTAAAAATTGGAGGTGAAGTAGTATTGAAATTAAATGCAAGACAAAAATCTTTTTGTGAATATTATGTAGCTAGTGGAAATGCTACTGATGCTGCTATTAAAGCTGGATATAAAGAAAAATATGCAGGAGTAAATGCTGATAAATTACTAAAAAATACTAATATTCAAAAATATATTGATGAGCTTATGCAAAAATTAGAATCTGAAAGAATTGCATCTGCTGAAGAAGTTTTACAGAATTTAACAGCAATGATGAGAGGAGAAATACAAGAAGAAGTTATAGTAGTTGAGGGAGAAGGTGATGGAGTTTCTTCAGCAAGAATAATGAAAAAACAAGTATCAGCTAAGGAAAGAATAAAAGCTGCAGAACTCTTAGGAAAAAGACATGCTTTATTTACCGATAAAACTAAAATTGAAGGGACTTTACCTGTTATGATTGTTGGTGAAGACGATTTAGATGAGTAAATTTATAAAAATAAGTTTACCTCAAATCGTTGGGAAAGGCTATAAATCGTTTTGGAACTTCAAGGGTAGGTATAAGGTAGTTAAAGGGTCAAGAGCTTCAAAAAAGAGCAAGACAACAGCTCTATGGATAATTTATAACATGATGAAATATAAAAATGCTAATACTCTTGTTGTAAGAAAAGTATTTAGAACTTTAAAAGATAGTTGCTATTCAGATTTAAGATGGGCTATTAATAGATTTCAAGTTCAAGACTACTGGGAATTAAAAGAAAGTCCACTTGAAATGACATATAAACCAACTGGACAGAAAATTTTATTTAGAGGTTTTGATAATCCATTAAAGATTACATCAATTTCAGTTTCAGTTGGTAGTTTGTGTTGGTGCTGGATTAACATATCGGTTCAGCACGTTAATCAAAACCTCTTTAATTGCTGGAACACCCTAACGTAAAGTCGAGGGCAATCAGCAGCGAAGCTATTTGACAAAATTAAATGGTTATAGTATCATATACTTACGAAATAAAAAGGAAGTGATACTATAATGGACAAAGAAATATGGAAAGATATTGAAGGATTTGAAGGTTTTTACCAAGTTAGCAACTTAGGAAGAATTAAAAGTCTTGGAGGATGGTGTGGTAGTTCAAAAAGAAAAGAAAAAATAAGAACATTAAATCATACAAAAGACGGCTATTTAAAAGTGAGATTGATGTATCAAGGTAAAGATATTACTTGCAGAGTACATAGATTAGTTGCTAAAGCTTTTATACCAAATCCTAATAATTTTGAAACAGTTAATCATAAAGATGGGAATAAAGAAAATAACAAAGTAGAAAATTTGGAATGGTGTGATAGAGATTATCAAATGGAACATGCTTATAAAATGAGATTAAAAACATCTCAAAAAGGTTCCGATAACAGCAATTCTAAGTTAACAGATGATGATATTAAATATATTAGAAAAGTGTATAAAAAATACAGTAAAGATTTTAATACTATATCACTTGCTAAGCAATTTAATGTCACTAATAGAGTTATAGGATTAATAGTTAGAAACAAAAGTTATAAAAATGTCAAATAGAACGTTCAACGACTATCAAAAGCAGGAAAAGACTTACTAATTGTAGGTCTTTTTTTAGTAAGTAGAGTAGGGCTCAAGTGAGCTCGAAACGGGAGGCACTTAAAAAGTGAAGATATAGTCTGCTCTATATGGAAATATATAGAAAGTACATGGAAACGATGTACTTGTAACAAAATGCGAAGAAGCATATGAGCTAACAGATGAAACAGCTTTTAATATGCTTGATGAAAGTATTAGAGGTATTGTAGAAGAACCATTATTTAAACAAATTATAATATCGTTCAACCCTTGGAATGAAAGACATTGGCTTAAAGGTAGATTTTTTGATAAAGTCGATGATAATATATTAGCACTTACAACTAATTATCAATGTAATGAGTGGTTAGATGATGCTGATAAGAAATTATTTGAAGATATGAAAAAAAATAACCCACGTAGGTATCAAGTTGCTGGACTTGGTAACTGGGGAATAGTAGATGGGCTTGTTTATGAAAATTGGCAAGAGTTAGAGTTTGATTGGAGAGAAATTTTAAATAAAAGACAAAAAGCAAAAGCAGTTTTTGGGTTAGATTTTGGATATACCAATGACCCTGCTGCTTTTTTTTGTGGAATATTAGACCAGGAGCAAAAAGAAATTTATGTTTTTGATGAAATATATCAAAAGGGAATGCAGAATACAGCTATTTACAACAATATAGAAAAATTAGGTTTTAAAAAAGAAATCATAGTTGCTGATAGTGCTGAGCCAAAAAGTATAGACCATTTAAAAGGTTTAGGACTTTATAGAATAAAAGCATCTAAAAAAGGAAAAGATAGTATTAATGCAGGAATACAGTTTATTCAAGACTTTAAAATTTTCATACATCCTAGATGTGTTAATTTTTTAACTGAGATTTCAAATTATGCTTGGGATAAAGATAAGTTTGGAAAAGCAGTAAACAAACCCATTGATGACTTCAATCACTTGATGGATGCTATGAGATATGCACTTGAGGATTATATGAGAAATAATTCTGTAAGAACAATAGATAGAAATGTTTTAGGAATAAGATAAGAGAGGAGGATTAATGACTGTAGAAGATTTAAAAGAAGCACTGGAGGCATTTATAAAAAATGAATTGCCAGAATTACAAAAA